TTAGAGGGAATTTCTTGTACCGTCTGTGTCGCATGACGTTGCCATCATTGCGGCCCTTGGTATCTTTCTGAGCGAACCGAGCAAAAGTCAGGTTCTTCTTCGCTACAGGTAGCATCTTACTTTGAATCGTCAACGCATCTTCGGTTGACAGGTCTCCGTAAAGATTACCGCTAGTCGTAGCGTAAGCGGTAGTCGTAATAGCCATTTTGGTCTCCTATTAAGTCTGCATTAGTTGTGACCAGAACTTGCTTTTATCATCTAAAGAAGCAATTCCGGCTTTAGGTCGTTCGGGTGCCGACTTTCGTGAGACAACACTACTGGCAGCTTTCCGTCTCTCCGCCCTCTGGGAGTCTGCTTGCGAGGTAGAAACTACGGGTTGCGTAGGTTCTTGGCGTTGGGCTTCGTCTGGATATTCAAAAAGAAAGGATCGCATCAGGTCTACAAAAGCATCCGGGCTGGCAAAGTTCGTAACTACTGATTTACGGTAGTCACTTCCAAGAACCCACTGGGCAAAGACCGGAGAATCAAAGTCGATCTCCCGGGCGTTGAGAATCCCAAGTTGGGTATTTGCCAACTGATGTCTTTTGGACAAAGAGTCCTGTACCTGTCGTCGTTCTCTTTCTTTCCTGAATTCCTGAATCTCCGGATCTACCTGTTGTTGCATCTGCTTGATGCGCTTGTCCAACAGGGTAGTCATTCCTCGAAACAGTTCGGGAAATGCCTCGAGTTCATCTCGAACGTCTTGCGGCAAATCGGATAACAACTCCTGTAGGTTAGGCACCGGGTCAGATGGTGCTTCCTGCTTGGGTTGTGTCTCCCGGTTTCTCTTGAGATCTTCGATCTCCTGCTGTAACCGAGATAATGATTCGTTCATCTCCTTGTTTTCAGCCTTTAACTTGGAGATAAATTCTTGCGAGTCTCGAAACCGTTTAGCTAGCTTGGGGTCGTTGTCCAAGGTAGGTTCTGGTTTCGGCTCTGGTTTTGGTTCCGGATCTGGCTCTGGTTCAGGGTCGACTGCAACAGGCTCTGGTTCCGGTTCGGGTTCTGAATTAACTTGGTCTTTTCCTACAGAAATCTGAGTCCAGATATCTTCTTTAGAGAGTTCAGCAGAAGGTTGTTCTACTTCTTCATCGGTCGATGGAACTTCTTCCAATTTTTCTGGATTGGTCATTCGTATCTCGAGAAAGGTTTTGGACGTAGTCGGGATAGTTTAGAATCTCTTGAAATGCCTGAATCTTCCCAACCCTTGAGTTATGCTGGGCTAGACCCTCCGGGGTCACCAGTAACTTGAGTCGTTCCACTTCCTCCGTTATTCGGGTTTGCAGCATTTCCTCGAGGTGTAGCCATAGCTTCTGCCCCCGGAGGACCTGCAGTTCGTCGTTGGTCAGGGGGTACGTTTGCCCCTTGGTTTGCTGCCATCTGTTCACGTTGCATCTCTCCTAGTACCTGCTGGAGTTGTTGCTCCTGTGCAGCTTGCTGTTGTTGTGCTTGAACTTCCTGCTGATATCTTTGTTGGGCCATTCTCTGTTGGTCCTCCTTGAGCATGATGGAAAGATCTGAAAAATCAGAAGGTTGAACCATCTGGCCCATGTCCATCATCTTGAGGATTCGCTGAATCTCCAACTCTCTGCGTTGCTTCCCGATGCTGTGTCTCTCTTCAAGAGCAGAATCTAAACGCTTTAACTGCTCATCGATCTGTCCTTCTTGCAGTTTCTTTTGAGCCTCCATCTGCATCTGCATCTGCAGCATCTGTTGTTTTTGCTGCTGGGCTTGCTGCTTCTCTTCCGGAGTCTTCAGTAATTCATCAGGTTCCAGATTGAAGGCGTTCAGGATCGGCTTTGCCAAACGGTCTACTCGAATTTCTTCCGCTAGACCCGGTAACTGCTGAAGAACCTGCATGAACTGAAGGAGTTGTTGATTGTGAACTTCTTCAGCGATGTAGCGTTCGTAGCCTGTGCAGAGTGCGTCCGCATCACAGTGGAGTTCCGGATCATCCGTATCCACTAAGATCCACCGATAGATTCCATTTAAAGTGTTTCGCATCATGTGCGAAATCGATTGAACTACTGATGCGGTGCTACGGGCCTGATTCCGGTCCAATATAGACATCCCGGTAGCAGTTCGGGTCTGGTAGGGTGCTGTCTGCCCCATGCCAATCGGAGACTGACCAGAGGATAAATTGGCTTCCCGTTGAAGAAACTGCATCAGTTCCATCAGACCGTTGGTCACGTCTGGAATCAATACCGGGCGAAATGCGCCAGAGACATCGGCACCCGGTGCGAACTGCCAAACTTTCCCGGGGTAGAGATCTGTCGGGTCTTCATTTGCTGCCAACTGACTAGAATCCATACCGACCATCGGAACCGAAGACATCTCTTTGCCTTCGACGTACATACTCATGGCAAAGTTGATCAGGCTCTGGATGTCTCGAATCGACCAGTAGATCCCGTCACCCCAGATGGAGTGCGTGTTGTCATGCCAGTAACAGAAGTGATAAGGGATCTGCCCATCATAAGGATTGATAGAGGCTTTAACGACTCGATTTCCAAGAACTGTCACACAAACTGGTGCCACCTCGAGAATACCGAGAGCATCTTCGTCAATGTAACCTTCCAGATCGTCCCGGTCGAGGGTCCCCCAAAACTCCAAGAGTTCGTACTCTTTCTCTGATTCCTGATAGGACTCTTGGTGTGGGTTGATTGGTCTGGAGAGTTCGTAACCACCTATCGTGTACTTGTTTTCCAGCACATCAGCTACGGCTTCCGGATTGTAGCCATACTCTTCTGTCAGTTTCTGTCTGGCTTGAACGGATGATAGTTGGGTACGTTCTATGATGTAGCTCAGATCATTTTCATTATCTGCTTCCGGAGACGGATAGAGGTTAAAGATAGAAACAAACTTTGCAGTCGGTAATAGTTCTGCTTCTACGGCACTCTCGATACTCTCAAGTCTTCCAGAGAACTTACCGGAGTAAACCGGGTAGTTCCTACGAATTAACACGGGAGACTTCAATACCCCGGTACCATGCAGGATCATCTCGTGGATGGCTCTACCAATCTCTGTCGTAAAATCTGTCTGATCGAGAATGTCTCGTATTCGATCTTCCATGTTCTGGGCACGGTCCCGAAGGATCTGGTGGACGGGAAGATGAGTACTGAGTTCCTTGATATATTCTGACTTCTCTTTATCAGACATCATCGGCATCCCTTCAGCCATCTGGTGGATGTCTGCAGGAATAAACTTGGGAGTACGAGCAGGAACAACCGAAAACGGAATCTTGTTATTTTGAAACAACATTCCGTTGATCTTGATATGAGCCGAAGTCACCTCCCTTCTGGTCAAGTTCATGTAAGGTGCGTTCCTGCCCGACTCTTTACGGAGTTCTTCCACATAGATCCCATTGTAGGCATCTTCCCCGGGAAGCCACCGTTCATTCTCGATATTGCGACGATAATCTCGAGACTCTTCAAACTTGTTGCGAATCAGGGTTGCTAGCTGATCTTCTTGGTTGTATTCCGAGTCTTCTGGGGGAGGAGGAGTACCCGGATCTGCTATTGGTGATACGTCAATCAAGGTCTGTCTCCAATTCGTGTAAAGTGTCTAACAAAGCTTCTGCGATTCTTTCGTTTATTTCGATGAGTTCAAAAGAAGAGAAAGTTTCTTCCTGCTTCTCTGAAATAAGCTCACGCCATTCGGCTACTAGGTGTTGGATATTAGACATAGACGTAGTGTCGGTATTCGTTCTTTCTGGAAGAGTACTCTGGTAGTAGTGGTCCTCTTCTTCCGGTAGCTGGATGTCTTGTCATGCCCCAGCAAGCTAGCCCGAGGGCAAACACGCAGTCATCGTGGGCACCTGTGTTTGCTGCCTCCTTACCGTTCGGGAGAGTTACAAACGTCATCAGTTCATCAACAAGCACCCGGCTTTTCAGTGTTATCTCTTCTTCCCGTAGTAGCTCACGAATCGTGTCTACGAGTTGGGGCCGGGTTTTCAGCGTTGTTAGGAAACCTACCCGTTTGGTACGTTTCTGACCCCGTTCATCTAGCCGCATTTCGTTGTATAAATTCGTATAGTGATGCTTATCCAGTAGGGATCGTAAGGTGACCAGCCCGTGGTTGTTGCGTTCGACGACGATCAAGGCTTCGTTATAGTACTGAGCTAGGGTGACTAGCTTCCATGCCAACTGGTCTGGGTCCGTCTTTGTTCGGACTTGTGCTACTTGCTCAAAAGTTAGACCGTCAAAAACACAGGCAACTGACCAGTCGGTGTCCCGGTCATTGACTTCAATGCCTTCCGCTACGTCACACCCGATTCGGTATTCTCGTCCTTCAATCGGATCGATGTATATCTCCAGTTCCCCGGTGGGGTGGGGGTCCAACGTGTACTTTGGAATGTTGGTACCCGGAGAGTAGCGATTCGTAGGCAACGTCATCTTTACGACTGACTTCTGAGTGCTTAACCGTTGCCGAATCCTTTCAAGGATCTCCCGGTCGAAGACCATCCGTCCGGAGGCTAGGAAGGCTTCCCGGTCGGAACTGGGGTAGTCCTGATGAAACTGGTCGAGAGATCCTTGGCAGTTTACATCGATGGAAAGTCGTCTCCACTTCAGGTGTTCTAATGACACCCCGAAAGTCTCAAGACCAGCATCCCCAAGATCGTACTGAACGGTTTCGGTCAGTAAGCGTTCCTCCTCTTCCCCTCCGTACCGTGGCTCTGTCCCAACAGTTTCTTTAAAGGCTTCCTTTTCTGCGTCCGATTCAAAAGGTAGCTTATAATCATCGAACACATACCACGGGAAGAAAGTAGCTTCCCATCCACCCTTGTTGTCCCCGGTAGAAGCAGACCAGTAGGACTCGTAG